ACCACGGCGTTCTTTATAGATTCGGTCCACGCCTGTAAGTATCGAAGGTACGACCAGAACATAATGTATATGATGCCTACCGTTACCGCTGTAGAGCGCTTGAGTAAGGTTTCTTTCGACCCGATATTTCAATACAACCCGTGGATAATGAATAAGGGCGATACCAATACTACGATGTGCCGGGAGATTAACGGCAGGTCGATTGTTATGGTAGGCGCCCAGCCCAAGAAAGTCGGCGGGTCCGGTACGAAGGACACCGATAACTTGAGGTCTATCCCCTGTGACGATATTAAGCGTGACGAGATAGACCTTATGGACTCTGATATGGTCTTCATGTCCAAGCAGAGATTGTTCAGGTCGAAGTTCGGGCGGATAAGTAATTTCGGCTCTCCCACCTATCCGGGCTATGGGATAGATAAACTATACGATGAATCCGACCAGAGGAAATGGCAGATTAAATGCGGAGGCTGCGGGAAGTATACATGCCTTGCCGAGACTTTCCCGAATTGTATAATTCAGCACGAAGCCAAATGGTTCCGCTCGTGTATCCACTGCCACAAGGAGATATTCGTAAGGGACGGCCACTGGGTGTCGGAGTTCCCCGATAGAAGAGAAGCCGGGTTTTGGGTGAGTGGATTACTTTCTCCACTGGCGAATCTTGACGACTATATGTACGACTACAATAAGATTGAAGGCTCCCAGATGTCCGAATTCATGCGTAGTCGTCTGGGAATAGCCACTACGGAATCCGAGAACCAGTTAGATGAAGTTACAATCCTTTCCAGGTGCACTAACGACGCCAACCAGATGGTATCTGCCGGCGAAACTGTTATGGGTGTTGATATAGGAAAGAAGATTCACGTAGTAATAGGAATCAGGACGGGTCGTGAGGCTTACGATATAATCCACGTTTCCCGCTTGAACGACCTTGTAGAATTACATGACGTTGCCTTGAAGATGAATGTCCATAACGCTGTGATAGATTCCGGCCCCCACGATTTCGGGGTAATAGAATTTCAAAAGGCCGAGCCTTATACGATTTACTTATGCCAATATTCCGAGCAGATGCCGGGCAAGCCGAAATACAATTCAAAGGAGGGTATTGTTAAGGTCAACAGGAACGAATGGTGCGATAAAGTTCATTCCACATTTTCTCAGAACAGGGTAAGGATACCTCGTGAATCTATAGAGATTAACCAGTTCGCCCGTGAGATGACTCGCACCGCCAAGACGATTATCGAGAACCCCGAAACCGGTTTGATAAAGCCGAGATGGATAAAACTCGGAGCCGACCATTATTATCATGCAAGCCTGTACTTCCTTCTGGCAGCAGCCAGGAGTTCGCCGAGGGCAAGACATGAGAACAAGATTAACAGACCGACCCATAGTTTGAATACTTGGAAATGATATGGAACACGAAGACAATGATTGCAATATTTGTTTTTGGGGCGAAGAAAGAAGACATACTCATTACGAGAATGGCAAAGTAGTATCTGTAAAGTTTGCGTATGATTGCACCCAAGACGGTAGGCCAAAACCTTGCCAAAGAGGTTTGTTTATGAGGAAAAAATAATGGGTATTTCTTATATACAACGATGGGACGGTGAGTGGGTAGATGTGACTGCCGAACGATGTTTGGCTTGTTGTGATTGTGGCTTAGTGCACAAAGAAGAATACCGAATTATAGAAGCGGAGAATGGCAATGAGCATATTTTAAGAAGGGTCATTAGGAATAGACGGGCAACAGCAAACAGACGTATGTCAATGAAGGCAAGAAAAGAAGGAGTTTTTTCAAAGGGGAAAAAGTAGAAGAAACGAAGGTTGGAATTAGTTACGAGAGTTATTGACGGTGAAACAAAACAAAGAAAATCTCAATCAGCAAAAAGGAGAAAATAATGCCTACTCACACAAAAAGTGAACGAAAAAAACACAAACGTAAAAAAAAGAGAGGAAAGAAGAAATGACTGAGCGCGTAAATCCATTAACACACTGCGTGACTTGTGCCGCAGAGTTGACAATCGATAAGAAAAGAGGTTGTAAGGTATGCCGTTTATGCCATCCTGAACCTGTCGCCGCGCCTGTCCCTCTACCGAAGGCAAAGGCATACCTCGATGTGAAAATGACTGAGCGGCGAATATCTGAAATGATAAAGGAGGCATTTGAAACAGGAGCGGTAAATTATGTTTCAACAGACAAATCTCGACCGGAAAATATTCGGATAGAGATTGGAATGGAAAGAATCAGGGATATTATACGGGAAGAAATGGAGGATTTGTTTATCCAAAAACCTCCGGTAACAAAAAAGGAAGTCGAGAAACTAACGTGGCGTCAGGAGGCAAAGTCGTTAGGTATTTCCCTCCATCAGGAAAAAGGTGGTGTGCGCAAGAAAGTAGACGTATTAGCCGATATTGAGTTAAGGAAAGGAGCCGATAATGGCAAAGAAACCAAACAAGAAACCAAAAAAGAAGCCGACCAGGAAGCCGCCTGAAATTGAGTATGTAAACTCGAAGGGATTACCTGTAAGGGTAATACAGAGGCTGGCAGACAAAATCAACGAAATTATCAATCGGTTAAACGATAAGTAGAAAGGGGCAAAAAATGAAAAAGTACATTATGTGTTTAATGCTGGTTTTGTTTATACGGCCGGTATTTGGTTCGACTTACGCCGCACGTTTGGAAAGAGTTACTGACTCTCACATGCGGGAATCAGTACTTCGGGCTAATCTTACTGTAGGTGATTTGAAAGGTGGAGGTCTTATTAGTTCCGGCACGCCCTATTACGTAGATAGTGTAAATGGCGCGAATAACAGAAGTGGTAAGACATGGGACCTGGCAGTTGCCAGTATCGATATTGCTATCAATTTGGTAGCTGCTGCCATTACTGCGGGAACGGAAAAAGGTGACCCGATAATTTACGTCCGAGAAGGTCACAACGAAGGAGGTTCTACCTCTGCGATTTTTGATGCTGACGTTGACGGACTTACTATCTATGGGTTGGGCAGCGGCAATCAAAAGCCCACACTTGACTTTGACGGGGCTACAGCTACCTGCGCCGTCGGTGCAGACGGTGTGACTATTTACAACATACGATTTCGTGCCAGTACGACAACTGTAAAGGGCGAGATTGCCCAAAATGATTTGACCAGAGCGTTAACAGTAGATGCTGGCGCCGATGACGCACATATCATAAGTTGTGATTTTGGTTTCAGGGAATCTTCCGGTGACGAGTTTCTTTATGCACTTGTTATCGGGGCTGCAACTGGAACTGTTGTCGAAGATTGTTTCTTTGATTCCGGCGAAGAGGCCGCTGCCGCCGCTATTGTTTTTGCGGGTTCTGATTTAACGGTTCTGCGGAACAATAAAATTATCGGGGACTATACCATTGCCGGTATTTATTCTGCGACTACAACTAACCAGAGGCTTGCTTATGAATATAACGAACTATGGAATGGCGTTCATAGCGGTCTAAATACACTGCCTGTCGTGTCGTTAAAAGCCGAAGATACCGGTATTTCAAGACACAACGAGGCGTATTGTAATGTCTCTACCGTTGGTGCGGCCTTTGTAGGTGCAAAAGTTTTTCACACGGCTAATTATTACAATGAGGATGTTGCCGGAACCAAGACTTCTTTTGCTTTTGATACGGCATCTACAACTGCTGGTACAGGAACGAGTATTACTGTTAGTGGCGATGATTAATGACGATTCTGGCTGTAATAAGTGGATTATTTGAATATATTGGGAACAAGATATGCGAATACGCAAGTATGTATTTTTGATAGGGATATTACTTTGCGGGACGTATCTTAGTCCTACTGCATGGGACAGGGCGTTGACGTCAAGGCATATTATTTGGTGCGCCTTGACGTTGATGCTCTTTGTCTCATTGTATAAGTCGGTAGATTTGAGTGTTCTGAATAAGAAGATATTCTGGTTTGCTGGTTTGTATGTGGGATGCGCCTTTATATCAGGCTTCTATGCAGTTAATCACGGCGATTGGATATATTCATCTCTGCGGGCCTTGCTTGCGGTTACATTCTTATTTGTTGCTGTAAGCGTTCTGGATGAAAAGAAACTCGCCAAGGCGATAGTATTATTAGGTGGGTTCTATTTCTTGTACGGTCAATATGAGTTCATCAGTAATTCTGTTCATAAGTGTATCGGAGTAATGTGCAATAAGAACCCATGGTCAGTTGCGCAGTTCTTGTGCCTGCCGTTTTGTGTGTATCTGATTAAAGAGAAAGGATTCTGGCGATGGCTAAGTATTTGCATTGGCCTTGGATTGTTAGCGAACATCTTTGTCCTGACAACCCGCTCGGTAGTATTAGCAGTGGGCATTTCCGCTTTGTGCTTGATACGGAAAAAAACCTTGAAATACGTCATCCCGATTTTGATAGTTGCCGGAGTATATCTTTTGACGTTCAAGTGGATTTATATTATTGACACAATATCAATGACCGAGCGCTGGCAGGCATGGCGAGTTACCTTGACAATGATATATGAGAACCCGTTAGGTGTAGGTGCGGGGAACTGGTGGCTGACACTTCCGAAATACGGCCAGAATCTTGATTACAAATTTTTTACCAATAACATATTCCGGCATCCTCATTGTGATTATCTGTGGGTATTATCAGAGGTTGGGATTATCGGATTCATCGGGTATATGGGAATGTTCTTTACGTCAATATACTATGCTTTCAAATCTAAGAGAAAGTATCTTGTTGCCGGATTAATAGGTTACATGGCGATAATGATGTTCTCTTTCCCACACGAGCGGGCGTTTTCTTCATTAATACTTATAACGATGATGGCTCTGGCGGTTAAGGCTTATCACAAAACGCCCCTGACCCGAAAGATTCAAAGTTCATACTTTGTTAAATATGTGTCAGATATGCGGGTCTTTCGTGTTATCGGAGTCAATGTAATTTTGTTACTGGTTTTCATGTTAGTTGTTCTGGGGTACAGGCACAGGGCATTAATCTATAACGGACGGCTCAGGCAGGCTAAATGGAACCAGGTAGTTAATGAGACTAATGGTTATTCGATATTTTCTTCAGTAACTTTTACCGGTGTACCTTTTCACTGGTTTAGGGGTCTTGCCTATCTTCAGCAGAAAAACTACGTTGATGGTATTATAAGTCTTAATCAGGCACTAAAACACAGTCCTTATAATATTCATGTTTTGAACACGCTGGGTGCTAATTACATGATACTCGGCCAGAAGGAAAAGGCCATGATTTTCTACGAACGGGCTTTGAAGATTTATCCGGATTACAAGGATGCCCAAAAGAATGTGGCTTTTGCGAGGAAACTAAAATGAGTACGGCACTATTCCAACCCGGCGACCATCAAAGACTGGACAGGGAGCGAACCCTAACCGAGCAGGCCCCCCGCCAGCTTCCGGAAGAGGACCGGTCGCCGAACGAAGAATTTGCAGACGAACCGAATTTCGGTTTAATGCTCGAAGCGTTAATGATGGCATTACAGCAAAGGGGATTACAATGACAAATGGTAATATCGAAGGCAAAGGCAGAGGAGGCGATAGTGTTGTCGCCCATCTAACGCGCGGAGAAATTGTAATTCCCGCCCCTTTTGCCGATGACGGCGATTTTAGACAAGTTATAGAAACTTTTTTCAAAGAAAATGGGGTAGATATACAGGAATTTATCGTTGGTTCTGATAAAAACAAAATCAATCCTGAAACTGGCCATTTGGAATTTGGGTTTAGTCTAAGTAAACTTTGGCGCGAGTTTAAAAGACCTTTTGTGCAAACGGGTAAGGAAATAGCAAGAGTGGGCAAAAAGCTTGAACGTGAGGGACGCCGACTTGACAGGCAAGTAGGTATTCGTCCTCCTCGAATAGATATGAGTTTACCTGAAC